TAAAAAAGACCCCCACAAGATGCAGGGGTCAGTATAACAATGGAGAACAACATCTAGAGGACGTTGTCAGATATAGTATATCACATAGTTCTCCACGCACGTAAACCAAGTTTTCTGTTTTCAACACAAATCTGCACCTCAAATTCCCATGCTTTCATTTTTGCAACACTTTTTAATTGTTTTTTACCCTTTTCGGTGTTGATGCAGGGTACAAATATAGATGACCCTACGTCCATTGCGTCCCAGTTTATTGTGATCCGAAGCCCGTCAGGGTTCAAATCATCAAGCTTCATCACTTTCTGATCCATCACTGCCCTCATCTAGCTCTTGAAATTTCATCTCTAACACCCAGTCTGGTGGCAGATTAAAGTCTGTACCCTTAGTCAAACGTTTCTTTATACGCTTGGCGTTCAGCTTGTCTTTCAGATCGTCCACAAGACTAGCGTAGTTTATCTGTTGATCTATACACCACTCTCTAAACGGCTTGATGCGTAGGAATAACAGTTTTGTGTCAGGCTCGTACCGTGCAACCAAGAAGCCCCTTGGCGATGCCGAAATAGGTACAAGCTGATCCAGACCACTGTCGTTCTTGCCTCGCAAGTCCTGTGTGCTTTCTATCTTCAGCAGGTTGTTGTAGTTCTCTGACAAGTAGTTGTTGAGTGTTTGGGATACCGATGCGCCGATGTCGTTGACAAAGTTGTTTCGTATAATCAGTTCTTTCACCACCCATTTATATACAGCACCCACGTCGTAATTAACGAACCCAAGGTTCTTAGCTATAATAAGCCCTGCAAGGATTACAGCATTGCCGTTTGACCAAAACCTATTTTCTGGTCCTAGCCCTGCCGCAGCGTCTATTCTGCGCTTGACAGACTCAACGGTGCGCTTGGCTTCTTCTTTGTTGTTTATCACCCACTGCGTATACTCTGGGCCGATCCAACCATAGTTCTTTTTTAACTCATTAAAGAGATCAGTTGTATCGTCGTTCTTACCGACAGCGTTAATTAGTTTCTTTACTTGTATCTCAAACAGCCGCTGCATCTCTGCTTTCGGCATGGCTTTGTCTCGACTCAGTATCTCCCATGCACTGGTGTTCCCAGAGCTAAGAGCTAACAGTTGCCAAGGCTTACCACGAGTTCTTTCTATGTTACCGTTTGATGCGAGACGGTTCTTCTGACGTCCTCCTGACACTTGGTAAACATACTCAGACATCTCTCTGCTTGTTATGTTAGTCATCTCATCAGACACCAGGGGTAAGCTGTGCATCACCTCACCACGGTTCATCCTAGCGTTGTGAGTATCATCTTTGGCGTTCATCAGATCTTCTGGGTTGCCCCATAAAGATAAGCAAGCCATCTGTGCAGTTGTTTTACCCACGCCTGTGCCACCATGTAGATGCACTGCCATGCTATTTAGCCCTGTCAAAGCCATCAGAGGCGAGCCGAATCCGACGCCAACGATGTATTGATGTAACTCCCATCCTGCCTTGTCGTAAAAGTTCAGCATGTCTATGCTTTTCTCACGCGAGCCTTTTGGCTCAAACGCATCTATCAGCCCTGCTGTCTTAGATGATGGTGGGTTATAGCTAATCTCTGTACCTGTGATAAGTTTATCTCCAAGTACAAACTCTTCCATATCGTCATCGACCCAACCAAATTGTCTATGCGCTTCGTCTGCCATAGATGTCTTCTGTAATTCATCGACCCACTTTGTTGTATATGCCATGAGCTTATCTAGACTCCTTCCCCATGCAGTTACGCCTTCTCGCGCCATGCTTTTACGAAACTCTTCTCTTGAGGTCACATGCGTAAGCGGCACACTGAACTGACGTACACCATCTCTTGGTAAGTGTAGTCGAAATACTAACGTCTCGCCAAGCTCTTCGTCATGCAACCTACGAGTAATGTATATATCGTGATGGTATATTACCTCTTCTTCTATGTCCCCATCTTCGTTACTGCTACGCATAAACACGCCGCCTGCTGCACCTCGAAAGTACGGTAATGGGTATTCTGGTATATCAAACTCTCTATCTTGTTTTTTACCCGCAACAGGTGCAGATACCGTTGCTGAACCCTGTGCTGCTTTGATGCGTTTACCCAACACAATCGGTGATTTAATCTCACCCCACAAAGGACACTCTGTGCATACCCCTTCGTTCAGCTCGTCAAAACGTGCACATGTATACGGACCTTTTATCTCGTCTACCTTCTTACGCATCATATCTTCGCTGTAATCAGGATGCTTATCAGATATTCTTTCTGCTGCTTTGTCCCCATCCACACAAAATTTTGTAATCGATAGTCCTGCTCGCCACAGTGGTTCGCTGACTTCTTCCTGTTTTGTAGCTATAAAACGTAGCTGCTCGCATCCACGTCCTTCGATGGTTTTCTTTATAATCGTTTTAAAAACGTTTTCTGAATTATCGGCATACGCTTCGTATAACGCGTCTGTACCCAAGTCTATGTTGGTAACTGGCTTCAGTACGCCAAGCTTGGCGACAAACTCAGATAAGACAACAGGTTTTGGCAGGTCTACACCAAACAAACTTACTGCTAGAGGTGGATCGCCTTTATAATTGTGCGTATTCGGCACACGTAGTATACGTGCTACATCTGCTGTCACGGCAGGGTCTGCGAGTAGTCCGTTATCGACGCAAGCCTGCTTTAATGTCTCTGCTGCGCTTACCCAATCCTCTGCCGAAACTGCTTCGGTAAGGCTCCAGTATACATGTACACCTCGTCCGCTGTTGACCATTGTAGGTCTAGGCAGGGAAAGTTGTTTACAGAAACCACGCAATGCTTCGATTGCTGCTTGCTGCGTGGGATATTCTTTTGAAGGGCCGCAATCTAAATCCAAGAATAAGGATTTCAGTTCATGTGCGTTGTCGCCCTTTCGGTTTGTGGGTTCTTTAAATGTACTGAGTGCAAAGTATACATCGAACTCATCAGAATCAAACTTACTTGCAGCCCGTTCTACTTCTTCGATAGTGCTATAAAATTTTTGTATTCTCTTTTTATCTTTGCTTCTTGCGGCAAACATGCAGTAGTGACCGCTGTCGCTTAGTACTCTCCCCAAAAAATCTGTCGTTTCCATTGTTGCTGCTCCAAAATGAATCGTGGTGAGGTGTGATAGGAGTCTACCTCACCACGACACTCTCTCGTTAATATTAGGATAAGAAGTTCCCCCTTACCTTCTTAATCGTCCCAGTCATCAACGAGAGCCGCAAGGTCAGCCTCATCAGCAGGAGGAGCAGCTCCCTCTTTCTTCTTGGCGACCTTCTTCGGTTCGGGGATCTCATCTGCCTCAACAGGCGCAGAATCAACCACATCTTCAAACACGGCTGAAGCATCATCCTCTTCTACAGAGAAACCGTCTTGTGCTTCAAACGGTGAGTATTGCTTCTTCTCAGCAAGCTCTAATACTTGCACGGCTTTCACTCTCAGCGATACTCCGTGTGAACTCATACTATAAGGCACAAGAGTAACCCCTATGTTTATAGTGCTGCCATGAGTAAGTTTAAACGATGACGGTAACTTCCTGTTCTTTGCGTCTACATGCAAAGGTGGTTCTGTTACCTTGCCTTTATACTGACCTTTTAATTGTACAGACCCGATGTAACCACCGTCCATATCTACCTCAAACACGTCTGTGTGCTTGGGCATAGCAGGCCAATCAGAAGCCGCCTGTTCTTTATATGCGGCTACCATGGCTTTATACAGCTCTTTTGCTTGTGCCTCAGTCATACGAAAGTCCATTTCATACTTCGCATTTTCTTCTGTCGGACCACAAGGCACAGTTTTACCCCTTGGCGGAATATTTCTGTCGTATCTATAAGTCTGATCCAGACGCGGATACATAGCTGTAACGTTTTTAATTAAGTGCATAGGTTTGGCTTCTGCCATTAGTTTTCTCCTTTGTTATACTCAAACCCGTCTACTGCCGTAAACGGAGACTTATTTATAGCGTCCTCTCTTGGAATCGCTACGGTTTGTAGCGCAGCAATGCTTGCCGCATGGCTGCTCTTCTGCTTCAAAGCTATCTGAAGCTCTTGCTCTTCAAGTGCACGAACGGCTTTGAAAAACAATTTGGGTGAATCAGTTCTATCATCAAAGCGCATCTGTGTCACCACAGCTATCGATGGCGTCTTGTGCTTATGAAGATATTTAGCGTATGCCTGCATGCCCATGTTGCCATCCTTGGCGTTGCCAAAAATAGAGGTAGCAGGGATTCGTATTTGGTAAACGGTGTCCATCTGCCCTTCCAGAAGGATAGCTAGGCGTTGAGAAAACCTACAAGCGCGACCACCGCCGTCACTTGATCCCTTGATGTTCTGCTGACAATCCATACATCGAGCAGACTGTTTTTGGTTTGTCGGCACATCAACGGATGGGACTTGCGTATCTGGCGACCAACATGTTGGGGCAGATGGACTGTTTGGATCGTACTCATCTTTATAATAGGTACGAGCCAACTTTGCGGCATTTACTATTATTACGTTCACTGGGCTATCAATAGCACCAATGCGCTCACCGTCCACAGACTTGCTAAAACGTTTACCGCCCAAGGTTATCTGATGCACAGTGTTATTAGTAGATGCCATATCGGACATTACTCAGCCATTCCTGTCTTGCTTGCTTCTGACAGCGCAGACTCCACATCATCTAGTCTAAACCTATAGACCTCACCGATTTTTATGTACGTGCTATCAGGTATATAATCGTTGTTTATCCACTTACGGACGGTTGACACAGATACTTGGAAGTAGTCTGCAACCTTATTAATGTTCACATATGGTGTATCTTCGTTCATTTTTTCCTCACAGAGATGACGTACTCCGAGTCTACATTGAGACCTGCGGGAACCGAATCAGGATTCTCTTCTATAAACTGTCGTACATTGGTTTGATTTAAACGCTTCTCGAAAAACTCAGGAACTTGATGCTTCATAATGAAAGAGTTCATAGAGTCCCAGTCGCTTGTCCAGTAGCGCTGTTTGACTGTGCGATAGAACAAACCCGCAGGAGTTCTTACACTGTCCACGCCCTGTTCTTTACAGTATTTTAGCAAGGCACGTTTAATCTTATCCTGCTTTTCAGCAAGACCACCATCTTCTTCTTTGAATTTGGCAGACAACTCCGAACGCTTATCGCGTATTTTGATGTAGGCTTTTGTAAGCCTTTCGACTGATACCGCCATTTATGTTCTCCATTATATATTTATATATCTGACATATAATAACTTATACTACTTAGTCAAGTATTTCTTTGTATAAATTTATCATTTCTGTATGTATATTGATACGAGCATCTAACATACGGTAAATACGTTTTTCTGCGGCAGACCCTGCCAACTGAATAACGGTGCATTTATGCTTCTGCCCAGAACGATGAACACGTGCGTTTGCTTGTGCATATGTTTCTAACGACGATGTTGGTCCCCACCACACAACAGTGTTCGCTGCTGTCAACGTGACTCCATGCGCTGCTGCTTGTGGTTGTATGACTAACACTTTGGGATCTGGGTCGTGTTGGAAGCGGGCAAAGATGTCAGTGCGTCTACTCGCAGAAACATCTCCTCGTATGATCTCCGACGTTACGCCGTCCCTGGCAAGCTTCTCAGTAAGTAGATCAATAGCGTGTCTAAAAGGCACAAACACCAAAACCTTTTGGCTGCTTTCATCTATTACTTCTTTCAACGCTTGGTATCGGTTCTTTATATCGAACTGGACCGTATCGCCATCATCGGTGTACACTGCACCTGCACTTATTTGTAGGAGCTTATTTAGATTGATCGCAGCGTTAGCGGCTGTAACATCTTCTCCTGCCACCTGCATGACCATTCTTTTACGCAACATTTCATAGTATTGCTGCTGTTGCTTTGTCATCTCTACAAACCGTTTGGTGTATACCATGTCTGGCAAGTCGAGACATTCGTCTTTTGTAAAACGAATTGCAGGCTGCAACGCTTGAAAGACTGTATCTTTTGCTGTGTCTTTGGGCTTCCATGTAAACTGAGTGACTTTCCACATAACCATGTCACGCCATGACCCAAAGAATCTTGGTACAGACAGAGGGTTCACTAATTTAGCCAGACCGTAAGCGTCTACTGGACTTTGTGCAGCAGGCGTACCCGTCATCATCCACAGCCAATCATTATCGCCGATCAGTTTGTTTAGTGTTTTCCATCGCTTTGTTTGTGCATTTTTGTAATGCGTAGCCTCGTCCACGATAAA